CCTACTGTTGCAGAAGTATCTAAAGTTGTACCAAGTTTACTCCCTAAAGATATAGATATCATAACTAATTCAAGAGAGAACCAGATTGTTCTATTAGGTAAAACTGGTACTGATATAATATATGGATTAAAGTATTTCAATACTGGAGAAAAACAAGTACAAACAGCTTGGTTTAAATGGAAGTTGAATAACAATTTATTATATCATTTTATAATTGATGATGTATACTACTATTTAGATGAAGATAAATTCTTACAAACTATTAATTTAGTACAAACTAATACAGATATAAGTATTGATAAAGATAGTGTTAATTACCAAATACATCTAGATAACTATGTGACTGGTATAACAGGTGGTTTATTAAATCCAAATGATAATACAACTACATTTTATGCTGACTGGATATCTAAAGTAACAACACCTAATGGTGATTTAGCTATAGTTGATGGTACAGGTAGATATGCTAAATGTACAATTAATGGTAATAATGCTATTGTTTCTGGAGATTGGACTGGATCAGCTACTAACTTTTCTAATAGTATAAGTGGTTATACATTAGGATACTTATATGATTATCAAGTAGACTTCCCTACACTATACGTTAGTACTACAAAAGGTGAAGTAACTAGAACTGATGTCAATGCTTCACTTACATTACATAGGCTTAACTTTAACTTTGGTAAGATAGGATCTTATGCAACTACATTAACTAGATTAGGTAAAGATCCATATACTGAGATTTATGAATCAACAGATACTAATCTATATGAAGCTAGTGATGCACCATACTTAGAAGAAACTGTTAAAACTATACCAGTATATGAAAGAAATAAAAATGTAGATATAACATTAAAATCTACTAACCCTACACCTGCTACATTACACTCAATGAGCTGGGAAGGAGACTATTCAACTAAATACTATAAACGTGTCTAAATACATTCACCCATTGACATTTGAGGCTGCTATAGAGGTGGCCTCTAATTTACGTCCAGAAGACCTTAGAGAGCTCGAAGAGGGCCATGGGATAGATCCTATCATATATGCTCATTCAGTGGCTCAGGATCCTTCCTGCGTACACTTCACAGTGCCTAACGGCAAGACTGCCGGAATGGCTGGAGTTGGACCTGAAGGAGAGGTCTGGATGTTATGTACACCTGCTATCCATGACTACCCTATTACATTTGCTAGAGAAGCTAAACGATTCATTGAAGGTCGAACTGAACCGTTACTCTGGAATGTTGTAGATTGTCGTAATACAGTACATTTAAAACTACTTAAATTCTTAGGGTTCAAGTTTTTAAGAAAGATCAAGTTTGGACCCAATCAATTACCCTTTATCGAGTTTTGCCGTGTGTGCAGATCCTAATGCTGGAGCAAGAGCTGCAGCCAGAGAAAAACATAGAGAAAAGAATTTTGCTTTTAAGTCTAATTCTACAAAGTATTGGAATAAAGAAACTTCTTATGTAAGAGGTATAGAAACTGCTGCTACTGGTTATAGTAGAACAAGTAGTGATATATACGAACAAGCTCTTAATATACAAGGTCAAGGTAGAAAGCTACAAGAACAAGCTACTGCTCAATATGGAGCTGCTCAGTTCGTTGACGAAGGTGGTAGATCTAGATCTGCTGGTAGAAATCAATACTTAGCTTTATTAAATAAACAGTCAGCAATAGAAAGTAAAATTAATAATACATTTGGTAGGACTGCAGCTAAAGCTAGAGTAGGAGCTGCTAGACAATATCAGAATCAACTATCAACGAATAGAGAAAAACTTGGATTACCTCCTGAGTATGGTGCTCCTATCATGATGCCTCCTAAAGATACATTAGGTATGTTTATGAATGCAGTTAGTTTTGGTATGGGTATTGCAAGTCCATTTATACCGAGATAATTATGGCTAAACAACAAAGTTCTCCTTATAATAGTTTTATTTCTGGTAGCAGTAAACTATTTCCAACTGAAAAGTATAACTATACAGACACTTCAGTTGATATGGTCGAGAATGTTAACAAACAAATTGATGAAAGTAAAGCTGACTTTAAAGAACATATCCAACAAGTCATAGAAATTAATAATCTATACTATGCTAACCGACAGAATAATCTAAATAAGTTTGTCAGCCTTTTACCCAAGGCTGCTCAACTTGCTAAGTTTGCTCAAGAAAAAGCAGAAATAAATGCTACATATGCTCCATTCTTTATGGGTAAGGATGGTGAAGCTAAATTAGCTGAAGATAATGCAGAATTAACTGCAGATGAAGAAGCTTCTAATATACAATATCAAGAAACAGGTGCAGTAACAGCAGAAATAGAAGAGCAATCTCCTACTCCAAATACTATAGAACTCTTCAGAGCTTTTTCAGATTCTACAAAACTAAGTTCTTCTAATAAAGCATTGGCTACACACTTCGCAAGACAGATACCAATGTTTTTTGAAGAAATGTCAAAAGAAGAAGAAATAGAATTTTCTAGTGGTCGTAGAGGTTTAATCAGTACAGCAGAGAATTATAATGAAAGAGTAGAAGCATCTTATGCGTTATATAGAGATTTACTACAACATGCTCAAAACGATCTAGGTCTTTCTGAAAGACACTTGAAAAAGTATGTTATGCCTAGCATCCTTCAAGCTCATAATCTATCTTTAAATAAGTATGTTTCAGATCAACAAGCATTACAGAGTGAAGACTTTAGAGAAAGACGGAAAGATGAATTATTTGATGCTATGGAAGTGAATCCAGGTGAAGGGTTAGCTAGTTGGATTAAGAAGTATCATGGCTATCATAAGTTCTCATGGGCAACTGGTAGGAAAGAAGCTTTTACAATGCTTGGTGAACTAGTTAAAGATGATAAATTAAAAGTATCAGATATAGATGCATTAAAAAATGATATAATAATGGGTAATGATGGTCAACCACATCTCATAGAAGAATACTGGGGTGATGATCCTCATTTCAGTGAGTTAGATAAGATTGTTCGCAATGCTAGAAATGATGTTGCTAAAGCTAATGAATTAGATAGGCAATTAAAAGAAGCTGAATTTAAAGATACAGAGTTAGGTAAAATAAGAGAAGGTAATCTGCCACCTGATGATTCATATTTAGAGAATCTTCAAACACAACATATAGCTGCTTTTGGAAAGAGAGCAGGATGGATAGATGATTATCTAACTAAACAAGATATCAAAGATGAAGATATAGATAGAGAATTATCTAGAAGATATCTCAATTCAGAGATACTAAAGCCAGCAGATCTTGATGGTATTACTGATTTAGAAATGCGAATTAAGTGGAAAGAAAGGATACAAGAAGGTGGTATGACTAAAGAGCAAGTAACTAATAGAGATAAATGGTTAGACGGTCAGGTCTCTGGCTATACTGATGATAAGACATTAGATAAAGCTAGAACTAATCCTTTATGGATTGCTGTAAGACAACAAGCAACTGATATATTTAATGCTAAGTATAGAGCAGAAAGAAATGCTGGTCAGACACATAAAATAGCTTACTCTCAAGCTATGCAAGAAACTTCTAAGGTTATCAAAAGTGGTACATTAGATACATTCCCTATCTTAGAACGTGATGAGAAAAGAGCTAATGATATATTCCAGATGGCTACAGCTATAAGCAAAGATCGTAATATAATCTTTGATAGTCAACCATTACAAGGTGAAGAGCTTCCATTGAAAGAAGCTTTAACTTATTATCAAACTGGTAGAGGTAATATACCTGAATACTATAGAAGAGCTGCTTCATTCTATAAGAATATAACTCCATATGAACTTATGAAGCATAGATTAGTTACTACTGGTGTATTAAAGAATAGTGATGTAGAGTCATTACCTGAAAGAGAACTACCACCAGAACAACAAGATCTATTACTTAATAAAACATCTCCTGCTAGGACTCTAAGGAGTTTCGCTAGTGATGATGGGGAAGCATTAAATAATTTAGTTGCAGTATCATCTTATGAAACTCCAGAACAATTAACGAATGCTCTAAGAGCTAATGCTGAACGTAATAATCAATATTCTGGATGGGATATATCTTTAGTAAATATAGACCCAGACTTATTAGAAGAACATAATCAAGTAGTAGGCGAACAATCACCCTTTGCTAATCTCAATACAATGCTTCCTGGTGTAGCTACGGCTTACGTGGAAGATAAATATAACGTATAAAACAATGCCAATAGATCCGTCTTTAATTGACGATAGTGCTGCTGATGCTGCTAATCAATTTGCTAATGATTTAGGAGAATACTTAGATCATACAAGAAAGCAAGAAGAAGCACAAGAAGTCGTACAAAGAGAAGAAGAAGAAACTGAAAAACAAGCTCTAAGTGAACAAGCAGATCCAAGGAATGCTGATAAATGGGGCTTCAAAGGATTAGTTAAAGAAGGTCAGTCTATACTAACTGGTGGTTTACAAGACACTGCTTCATCTATGCTGACTTTCCCTGAACGTACAGTAGATGCTTTAACTGGTGAGATATCAAAAGAAAGAAAAGAGAAAGGATACTATAGACCTGAATGGGATCCTCTAGTAGATCATGATAACCCTATCATTACTAAAACATGGTGGGGTAAATTATTAAGAGGTGCTGTACACTTTGGTAGTATGGCTGCTGCTATTATACCTACTGCTAAAGTAACTGCAGCTAGGCTTGGTATAGCAGGTACAGGTATCATGGCTAATAGCCTTGTAAGAGCTGCTGGAGTTGGAGCTGTATCTGATTTAGTATCTAAAGAATCAGATGGTGATAATGCTTTAGGTATGCTTAGAGAACGCTATGGTTTTATAGATACTCCTTTAAGTACTAGAGAAACAGACCATCCTATAATGATGAAGTTTAAAAACATTGTTGAAGGTATGGGTATTGGACTAGTATTTGATAGTGCTGCTATGGCTCTAGGTAGAGGTAGTGATGCTGTTAAAGCTCAGATAGCTGCAAGACAGAGAAGTGTAGAACTACAGACTCTAAGGAAAGGTATACAAGAAGTCAGAAAGAACGAATTTGCACCACGTGGTAGTAAGAATAAACCTGTAATGGATGCTCATCAAGCAGCTCATATATCAGGAGATGATCCTTTTATTGTATGGTCTCAGCAGAAACAAATAAGAAAAGATTGGGGATCACAAGAGGGTTCAACATCTTCTGTCACTACACCTATACAAAGAGAACGTATTGGTAGAGAAGGTGGTATCAGTGAAGACATGGTAGATGATGTCTTAAAGAAACTATTAAGTAGTGAAAGATATAGAGCAGTACTTGAAAGTGTAGGTGGTAGTAGAAAGAGATTGGTAGAAGTATTCGGAGATTCTATAGCAGCACATCAGCGTATTACTCAAGGTAGAAATGCAGCTGATATGGATGCAGATGAATATCTAAAAGAACTATTTGAATCTTATGATATATATGATGGAGGAACAGATGATGCTATCAAAACTCTCACTAGTAAAAATGTAGTAGTAGCTGATTTAATAACTGGCTCACTATTACATCAACTAAGAGACCTTGGAATAGCTGGTAGAGAACTATCAGATTGGGCAGATCTAGGAGATATAGATGGTCCAGCTGATCAGATAGTAGATACTATGTTAACTCTATTAACTGAAGTTAAAACTGCTAGAATTGTTAAATCTCAAAACTTTAGAGAATTAGGAGCTGGTAAACGTAGATATCTAGCTGAAACCTTATCTAAGGATATGGCTGATACTAGAGAATCTATTATGTCAATCTTACAGATTGCTAAAGATGATCCTGATGAAGATATGTTGAATGCTCTATTTGAAGCATTCTCTTCTATGAAGACAGTTAATAGTGTTGATGACTTTGACGCTTTCATTAGAAAGATGATTGTAGGTGGAGAGATTGAAGGTAAGAAGCAAACTGGTGCTGTTATAAGAGAACTAGAAGGTGTTATGATACATAGCATTCTAAGCGGCCCTAAGACACCTATAAGAGCTGTTATGGGAACAAGTACCGCAACCTTCCTTAGACCACTCTCTACAGCCTTAGGAGCTTCATTCAGGTATCCTTTCACTGGTGATGCTGCTACACTTAGAGCAAGCTTAGCTTCTATTAATGCAATGATGGAAGCTATACCAGAATCTTGGACACTCTTTAAAAATAAACTAGATTCATATTGGTCTGGTGATATATCTACAGTTAAGTCTCGTTTCTCTGAATATACTAGAAATGATAATAACTGGAACTTAATGAGGAAATGGATTGAAGATAGTGGTAAAGCTACTACTGGAGATAAAGCTTGGTTTGCTATGGCAAACATGGCTAGATCTATGAATAATAATAACTTCTTAACTTACTCTACTAAGCTAATGGCTGCAACAGATGATGCCTTTGCTTATATACTAGGTAGAGCTAAGATGAGAGAGAAAGCTATGAGATCTGCTTTAGATGCTCAACAGAAAGGTGCTTTAACTGCTTATAGTGAGATAACACCAGAATTGATTAGAGTCTATGAAGAAGATTTCTATGCTCAAATCTTTGATGGTAACGGTGATATCATAGATGAAGCTGTTAAGTTTGCTCGTAAAGAAGTAACACTAACTGAAGAACTCAATCCACAAGGTATGGCATCTGGATTAAACCAAGTATTCCAAGCACATCCTTGGGCTAAACCTTTCTTCTTATTTGCTAGAACTGGTGTAAATGGTCTTAAGTTAACTGCTAAACATACTCCTGGCTTTAACTTCTTAGTTAAAGAATTCAATGACATAGCTTGGGCTACGGCAGCTGACATTGATGATTTAGGTAAATATGGTATAACCAATGCTGCAGA